GAAGATAAAATTATATTTTATAATTATGAAAATACCATTATTAAATAGATAAAAAAAATGAAAAAAAAATTAGGAGAAGTTACTATGATTCAAAGCAATAGAATTAACATTAAAAACAAAATGCATCTAAATTCATTTAATGGAAAAAAAGATACTTTGTGTAGTAAAAACTTTGCTTTTCCTGAATCAGACGCAGAACCATTAAAAATTATAGATGGTGAAATTTACCATAATCATTCTGTTTTAGAAAAAGAAAATTTTTGTCAAAAATGTTTAGAAATTTTCATAAAACACAATGAGTAAAAATTAAAAAAAAATATTGTAATACTTGTACACATTTATCAAATAAATAATATCAAATAAAAACTATGAAAACTAAATCAATTTACACCATTTTGTTAGCCATATTATTCGGCACAAACAGCTTTTCCCAAACACCAGAAAAAGAAGGTTATTTAGCTATTTCTGCTGGAGTCGATGTTCGAAACGCATTAGTTGGAAGCGAATATACGTCAAACAAACCTTCGTTGGATTTTTTAGGTAAGTTCTCTATGGTTGGGAATAATATTGAAGTGAATGTAGGTTTTGAATCTTTTAAAAAAATTGGTTTTAATAAATATACGGTTGGCGTTGGTTATCACTTTCCGCTTTATGGAAGAATAGGGAATACCGTTATTAAAACTTCTTTAATCCCAAGTATTGAGCCTACTATTATTGATAGATGGGGTGAAGAATGGGAAACACGAAAGGCTCATTTTTCATTTTTTTCTGTAGGGGCTAATATTGCATTAAGATGGCATCTTACTGACCATATATCATCTGAATTGCTATTGAATGCATTGCCCAGAGTAGATTTATCTGTTCGTTATCCTGAAATACATAATAGTGTTCCAATCGTATGTAGTGTTTACGCAATGATTATTTATAAGTTTCACGAAAATCCCTAATATTCGTTATTAAAGGTTTGCTATATAAAAAACTCCAACTATTTACAGTTAGGAGTATAAATAAAATCTTTAAGATTTAAAACATAAAATTAAGTTGACAATTAAACCTAAACAGTTTTAATCCTTATAGTTGCTAAAGTGGAAGAATAATAAAAAGAAAGGATATAATTTATGATTATATATGATGCCACACTAGTTAGAATTGTCAACTTAATTTTGTATTAAACATTAATGGAATTAAACTAAATAAAATGGAACAAAAATCAATTGAAATACCAATATACAAAAATTTAAGTCTAATTGACTTAGAAGGAGAAGAATGGATTGATTGTATTGGTTATGATGGAATTTATCAAGTTTCAAATATGGGTAGAGTAAAATCATTACGCAGATATGTTAATGGCAGATATGGACAAACAAACTATCCTATTAATGAGCGTGTATTAAAAATACAAATATCAAAAAAGACTACGACCCTGTATGTTGTATTATATACAAATGGTATAGGCAAAAAATTAATGGTGTCCAATATTGTTTATTTAAGTTTCAATAAAAGCAGCCCTAAAAAGCCAAACGAAGTTATTATGCATGTTATTAAAGATTTATATAATAACCGCCTAGATAATCTAAAAATAGAGACCACAGGAGAGTCTATTAAGGAAGATTATAAACAAGGAAATAAATGTAAAACAAAGTTTTATTTATTTGACGATATGGGAAAATTACTTTCTCACAAAAGTATGAAAGAAATTTCAAAAATTATAAATAGTCCATACATAACTACTTATATGGCTTTTAAAAGAAAAAGTTGTATTCAAAATAAATATTATGTGTCAGATGAAAAAGATTTTTATTTAAAATAACAAATATCCAAGAGATTAGCCTTGGAGGATTTATGTCTAGTTATCTTCATAAAAAAGAAGATGCCCAAGAGACAACAATTTAATACAAAAAAAAAGGCTGATATTAATGTCAGCCTTTTTTTATTTTTTTGTATGCGATAAATCCAACTATTAAAGCGATTACTAAATAAAACCTTCCCTTATCTGTTGGTGAAATCATATCAGACCGTTTTAAACCCAATTTTGTCCAAAATTTTTCTTCTGGACTTATGGTTATACCATAATCTTTTGACACTCCACTTGCAGAAATATCTTTTACATTATTTGTGTACATTCCATTCGGATTAATTCCTTCATTTATTGGCTTTGTTATTGTTTTAGACTCTTCCATTTTTTTACGTTAATTCATATTTTTTACCTAAATTTTTCTTGACGTTGTATTTTAGTTCATCTATGTCTCCACTCATATTATCAAAATCTTCGGATGTTGGTTGTTCATCCAGTTTTTTTATCGCTTTTCTATAATATGTTATAGCATAAATTGGCACAACAATCCATAAAGCCATAATTAATATATCGACCATTTTGAATTTACCTGAAGCAGTTGTTTTGTTTTCAAAAGCTCCTCCGTCCTCAAATGAAGCCGAAGAGGCTGGTGGTGCTTCTACAGCAGGAGCTGGAGGAGCAATTTGTTGAATCGGTGCTTGTATTTCTGGCGTTTGTATTTCTGGTGTTTGTATTGCTTCCATCTGTGTTTATTTTTATTTTTTAATTGAGGATATGATTAATGCTATTCCTGCAAAACCACCTAGACCTGCATATATTAATCCGTTTTTTTTGATATGCTGTTTTAAATTACTTGCTATTACTTTTGGTTTTGGTTTTGGTTTCCCAAAAATAGTAACTTCTTTTAATGCCTCTATTCCTTCAGTCAAAGTTATTGTTTTACTTTGTAAATCCGAGGCTTTTAATACTTTTGGCTCAAAGCCTATATAACTAATCTTGAATTGAGAATCTGGAGTTATAATATCACTGGACAATGAAAAATTACCATCATTATCTGTTGATGTTCCAAACTTGTTTGCCTGACTTCCAGTAATAATGGAAACATTTGCCATAGGCAATGTTTCTCCGTTTATGTCAATTATTTTTCCTGATATTTCCATTATTTTCCTAGTTATGTCCGTTTAATCTTCTTATTGTGTAGTAGTTTACTATTGCTCCCAAACTAAAAGAAACAATTCCCACGACTACAAAAATCAAAGACAAGTTTTTATGAAGTTTTGTTTGAATTTCTGTATTTATAGCTACTGATTCTTTATCTGTTATGTTTTCCATTTTATTCTTTTGTTTTCTTATTTTTTTAATTTTTTGTACAAATAAAATCCACCTCCTATTACGAGAAGTAAGCCTATTAATAATTGTCCTTTAAACGCCTTTACCGCTAATGAGAAACTACCATTTTCAAGCCATTCACTTGGTAATCTGCTTAGTAAAGCTTTTTTTACTTCCCACACATATATTACTCCATCTTTATTCGAATCTAACCCTCTATTAGCTGAACCTACTTTTATAGCTGTATAGTCTTTTGATTGAATTAAAAAATCATCTCCTTTTCCTACTGCCACAGGAAAGAATACCTGAAGATATGTATTTACATAGCTGTCTAATTTTTGCTTGTGTGGCTCGAAATATTTATAGACATAATCCAATTGTTCTACAGCGGTCATTGCTCTTAACTTTGCAGTAGTCGTACCTAATGATTTAGCCGCTTTTTCTCCAAATTGAATAAGACCAGTATATCCAAGAGAGTTCGTAACGCTTGCGGTAAATTTACCCCCTGTTTCTAATTCTATTATAGCCATTAACCAGTTAGGGTCAATTCCTAATTTAGCTGAAATATCTATTACTTTCCTGACGAAAGCAACTCTATAAGACGCTGGTACTTTATCTTCAAAAACTAATGACATTTTTATTTAAGAATTATTACTTGTTAAAGTCACATGCACTGATGGCATAATGAAACTTATTGTTGCTGTTGCGTATTCTGGATGTATTTGAATATCATAACCAAGAGTTTCTAACGATACTGATTTTTTAGCTATAAGCTCTGCTTCTGCATTCAAACCAGGATTATCTGATTCACCTCTTACATAAACACTTGCCCCTCCTTCAATATTTAATGTTGTTTCAAAACCCGGAGGAGAAGCTGAATCAAGAATAGACTCTAAAACCTGTACTCCATTTACTTCAACAATTAATAAACTGTAAGGAATACTTGTTTTAAAATGATAAACTAACATTTGATAAGTAGCTACTTCACCATCATCTGTACTAAATACTGCTCTTTTCATTACATTATTACCCATATCTTCTGTTGTCTCTATTTTTTTAGTAAACCATTTTTTAATTATATTTTTAATATATAATATAATTTTTTTATTACATTATTTTCCATTTTTTTTATGTTTTTAACAATCCTGCTAATTGAAACACTTCTGTTGCTTGTACTTTTATTGTACTAGCCCATCCATATTGTTTGGCAATCTTTATTTTACCATCTGGAGAATGTATTGTTGTTCCAGAAAATCCATAACTTACATCTCCTGAACCTTGTTGTAAGTAGTATGCCTCGTGATTAGCTGTTAATCCTGCTGGGATTGTTATAGTAACAGCAGTTGCTCCATTATTGATAAAAATTGTGAAGGTATTATCTCCATTTTGCAACGTATAGTTTGTTCCTGTAAAATCGGCAGGATATGTTATTGTCTTTTGGTTATTTGTAAGCGTTGGTGATGTTCCACTAGTTCCATTAACTCCTGAAGTTCCACTTGTACCGTTTCCTGATGTACCACTTGTACCTGATGTTCCACTTCCACTACCTCCAGTGCCTGATGTTCCTGATGTACCATTAACTCCTGACGTACCTGATGTTCCGCCTCCACCACCTCCATCATCATAAAAACCAAGATAATTTTCAGCAAAAATAATAAATGATTCTACTGTGAAAGGCGTAATTCCGTCTTCGCTACAAGTTGATAATGGAACGTCAAAAACTTTTTCGTTATAACCTCCATTCAAGTTAAATATTACAGCACGAGGTACTATTTTATATAATTCATTCGATATTATAG